GGAAAAACCCATCAAGGCTGACATACAACCATATTCCGAATGTTGCCAAGCCTCAGAGGGAGCGCGCTCCAGAACTTCCCGCCGCCGCCGTAAACGAGGCAAATATTGCCACGGCGGACATTATGGGCTCAATGGGTAAGTATCAGGCATCTATGGGGCAGCAGGGTAACGAGAGGTCCGGTACGGCCATCATAGAGAGAAAGAAGGAAGGGGACGCAACAACCTTTTCATTTATCGATAATCTCCACATGAGCATTATTTTCGAGGGAATGATTTTACTGAGTATGATCCCGGTGGTATACGACAATGAGCGGCTTTTGAGGATGAGGGGCGAGGACGACCAGGAAAGAGTATGGGAGATAAACAAGGTTGCCATCGATCCGACCACGTTTGATGAGGTTGTCATTAATGACCTGACCGTTGGAAGGTATGACGTTATACCGGACGCAGGACCGGGGTATGCAACAAAGAGATCCGAAATAGCAAACGCCTTGCTCGGTATTCTTCAGTTTGCTCCACAGACGGCCCCGGCGATGGTACCGAGAATCGCTAAGGTAATGGACATCCCGGACTCTGAAGGTATTGCCAAGGAGGTTGAGGCCTTGATGAATCCACAAGCGGCCCCGGCGGCTGGCGGCGGTCCCGCTCCCCAGGCAGGCGGACAGATGAATCTACCAATGGGATAAAGTTCCACATGGAACAATTTTTAGCTCTTTGAAATTTGATATTGCAGTAAAAAAATAGATGGAGGAATAAATGTCAGAAGAAGAAACCCCCGTCGCACCGGCAGAAGGTGCGGAAATACCACTTGAGGGTTCGGACCCCCCAGCAGCAGAAGAAGGAGAAATAACACCCGTCGCACCGGCAGAAGGTGCGGAAAAAGGAGGGGACACGGACCCCCCCCAACCCGATCCCGCTGAAAAAGAGGGAGAAACACCCGGAAATTCGGAAACTTCGGAAGGTGAGGGGAAAAACAAGGCAAAGAAGAAGATAGGGAAGTTGACCAAGGAAAACGGGAGGCTTCAACTGGAACTTGACAGACTGAAAGCGTCGCAAGCCCAACCTGCTCCAACTTCTGAGCCAGTTAAAGAACCTCTCCAGGATGATTTCGAGGACTATGAGGATTACCAGAAGGCTCATACTCAGTGGAACGTGAAAGAAACAATTCGCGAAAACGATGTGAGCAAATGGAAAGAATCAGAAAAACAGACCTCGGAACATAAGGCCCAGGAAAGACAGGCTGATTTTGAGGAAAGAGCGGACACGTTCAAGGAGACAACGGAAGACTTCGAAAAAGTTGCCAAGTCACCTGAGATGCTTCGTTTCTACTCGGACGTTCCACACATTGCGGAAATAGTAGAGGGTAACGAGAAAGGCCCTGAAATCGCCTATTACTTGGGGAATAACCCCAATGTGGCGTTTGATTTGGCACGATTATCACCCCTTGAAGCAGCCGTGGAGGTGGGGAAGCTGGAGGCCAAAATTTCCAAGGAGCCAAAACCAAGAGCCGTATCTCAAGCGCCTACGCCGATATCTCCGACCGGGGGCGGCGGGCAGGGGGGGAAAGAAAAAGCCCCTAACGAAATGAGCGACGCAGAGTTTGCGACGTGGCGCAGGGGATTCATAGAAAAACGAAATAAATAAAAAAATAAAGGAGGTAACAAATGAGTAACACTTTTAAAGTCATCGACATGGTGACAAAAGAAGCCCTCCGTATTGCTCATGAAAAACTCACGTTTATCGGCACGGTCGATCTACAGTATGACGAGTCTTTCAAGAACAACGGACAGGGTAAAATAGGGTCAACCCTACGAGTGAGGGAACCCAACCAGTATATCCGAAGGCAAGGAAGCCGTATTATGGATGTGCAGGACCAGGCAGAGACTTCCCAGACCATCACCGTGGCAACGCAGGATGGTGTGGATATGAAGTTCAATTCACAGGAACTCACTCAGTCGGTCAACAACGGAGCGGCGTTCGATGATCTCAGCAAGAACTACATCGAGCCTGCCGTATCGGTTTTGACATCCGGCATCGAGGGGGATTTCCTTGAGTTTGCAACAAAGGCAGTCTCTCAGACAGTGGGTACGGCTGGAACGGCAATCACCACTCTTTCCGTACCGGGTTCGGCAAGGGCCAAGCTCAATCAGCAGTTGGCTCCGAAGGACAAGCGGTGTATCCAGATGGACTCCGTTACGATGGGCGGGCTTGTTAACGGCGTGGCGGCTTACTTCAATCCGTCGAATGCTGTCAGCAAGCAGTATAGAGAGGGTTTTGTTGCTCGCACGGCGATGGCCGACTATTACGAGAATGAAAGAACCTGGTCTATGACGACTGGCGACGATGTTGCCGGTGCAATCGATGAATCGACGGAGACGAACTTCGTACAGGGTGCAATTTTGATTCATGTTGATGCACTCGGCACTACGGCGCTCAAAGGAAGTGTTTTCACGTTTGCAGATATGTTTGACTGCCATCCTGAAACAAAGGCAGCATATCCGCACCTGAAGCAGTTCGTCCTCACGGCTGATGCCGTGATCGGAGGGAACGAGGCTGACCTTGTTTTTTCACCCGCTATCTACACCACGGGCGCAAAGAAGAACGTAGCCACTTCTACCGGGGCAGATATCACTTGGACCTCGACGGCACAGGATGGTAAGGTTGTAACGTTTGTGGGGCTTGCGAGCAGCACCTATGTTCAACCGCTCATGTACCATCCTGAGGCGTTTCAGTTCATTACTGCCGACCTTCCACAGTACGAAGACACTCAGAAGTGTGTTGTTAAGGAGAAAGATGGTCTTTCCATCAGGTGCTGGATGGGAAGCGACATCAGGAACGATGAACTGCTCCTGAGGCTCGATATCCTCTACGGCATGGCAGCGCTCCGTCCCGAGTGGGCATGTAGGATGATCGGTGCAAAAAGCGCGTAAACATTAATCAGGGGGGAGGGAAACCTCCCCCATAATTAAAAAGGAAAGGAGACCATCATGGCAGACGAGAATAATGTATCCGATGGCCGACCAGCAGGGATTCTCTTGAGTCAAAACGCGAGTGATAAAATCGGGTTTTATGGCACCACGCCAATAGTGCAAGGCACTACGGCGGCAGCAGGCACTGATGCAGCTACCGTGCAGACGCTTGTTAATGCGATCAAGGTATATCTCGACGCTTCAGGTCAAATAGCTTAATAAATAGGGGGTGTTTCGGCACCCCCTACTTTTAAGGGGAGATAATGCAAAAAGTAGTCATTGGAATACCGTCTCATAGCGGGACATTGAACTCGGAATGCGTTTTAAGCCTTTTAGCGGCGCAGCAACTTCTGTTCATGAAGGACATTAAGTGCGAGGTGATAATCCTCAATGGATGCGCCTATCTGCCCGTGGCAAGGAATACCCTTGTCGCAATGTTCATGAAGGACATCGATGCAACGGACCTCTTTTTTATCGATGCTGACGTCGGCTTTGATGCTTCGGCGGTACTGAAGCTCTTAGGGCGGCAGGAGGATATTGTTGCTGGGATATACCCTTTAAAGAAAGATGTTGAAGGCTACCCGGTGGAGATAAAGAGGGTTGACGGTGTGCCGGTTGGACAGGATGACTTGGTTGAGGCTGACTTTCTCCCCACCGGTTTTATGCGAATAAAGAGAAAAGTCTTTGATGCCATGCAGGAGGCTTACCCTGAACTGAAATACAAAAGTGGTATTGTTGACGTATCAAATAGTGACGTTAAAGAGGTTTACGATTTCTTTAACATGGGGGCAATAGGTAGTTCAGCATGGACGACCGAGGATTTTGCCTTTTGTCAGAGATGGCGAGATGTCGGGGGGCAATTATGGATAATGCCGGATATTGACTTTACCCATACAGGAAACAAGGCTTTCACGGGGAACTTTCACCAGTATCTACTACAAGGAGGTAAGGAAATTGTCTAAATTCATAAAAATGCCAGTAGAGATTGAAGCAACACAGTGGTTTGAAAACGGGGATCACCCCGACGATGATTGCGACATCATTGAACCGGCCAAGGATAGCACAGAGCAATTTGAGCCTTTCTTCAGTGAGGGCAAGGTTGTCAGGAACTATCGTAACCCTACCGTTGATGGGCAATCACAGTGCAATCGTTGCGGTGATTTTATGGACAATCACGGGTGGATTGAAACGCTCGACCAAATCGTCTGCCCCGGAACATGGATTATCACTGATGAGAAAGGGAAAATCAGTACCTGCAAACCAGAGATATTTGAAGAAACTTATGTGGAAGCGTAGCCATGACTGGTAGAGACATTATAAAGCGGGCATTGAGGCTCGCACAGGTGATCGGGCAGGGTGAAGATCCTACAGGGACGGAAGAGGAAACGGATGCCCTTTCAGTCCTGAACAGTATGATTGCCTCGTGGGGTGCTGAAAAGATGCTCATTCCTTTTAGCGTTACCGATACCCTTACCCTTGTGGCCTCAGATGAGGAATACACTTTTGGGCCGGGCGGGGACATCGATTCAGTCCGACCGAACAGGATTGAATACGCCTACGTGCGGGATTCTGGCGGTAATGATTTTGACGTAGAGGTGATTCATGTAAGCAGGTACAGCGAAATAAGGCTGAAGTCTTTAATCGGGAGGCCCTATCAGCTTTACTTCATAGCGGAATACCCCCTTGCCAAGATCAAAGTCTATTACACGCCGGACAAGACGGAAACTCTCTTCATGGAATCGTGGAAACCTCTCACAAGCATAGCGGATGCAGGGGATACCATAAGCCTTCCCGGTGAATACCAGATGGCCCTTGAGTACAATCTTGCCGTTGCCATATCACCGGAATACACTCAGCCATTGCCTCAGACTGTTATTGATGAGGCAAAACGGACGAAGAGGATCATCAAGAGCCTTAACGACAGTCCAAAGCCTGATAGAAAGACGGACAGCGCTCTTATGTACCAGAACTTTTACAGGCCG